TTGGCGCAAGGGTTGCGGTGAGACTTAGAGAAACACTAAGAACTATAATACACACTATAACCGATACTGCCCTAAGAATTGATATTCCCCAGTGCCCTCAGAGGGATGTGTAATCTTTTTAAAAAAAAGTTTCACAGATTCTGAAACAAACGGGAGTACTGTCAATATAACTAAAGTCTTTGCTTCCAAGGGTAAAACCTAGAGGACAGAGGTTGCAGAGTCTCACAGTCGACTGAGGCTTTAAGGTCTCACAGTACCCATTTTAAAATACCCCTCAAAATGGTGATTCACTACCTTAGCGCAGAATGGGCGTCGTCGTTGTAGGGATTTAAAGTATTTAAATAAAATATAAAATCTGTTATTCTATATAAGTACTAAAAGATATTTGATTAATATAGACAGTATTACTATGATATTCAGATAGACTATAAATTTCACCGCAATATGGGGTTTTTATAATAAGTATCATAGTATTGTGGCAAATTGTGGTGGTGTTGCAGGGATTTTGATATTCTCCGGAGGCCCTGATGGTACCCTCAATATTATGGGGAATCACCCCTTGATACTGGATATTCCTAAATTTTGGTATTTAGGCCTAGGCCCCTATTTTGGTGAAAAAAATGATTTTTTTAAAGGCAAGAAATTAAATTTTCCCACACCAATAAGAAATAAGAGTATCTGAATAAACTACCAGAAAATAATCATAGAAAATATGAAACAATTTGATTAGAACAAGTATAAATTACAAATATTTTAATTATGTGGAAAACAAAGGAAATTGCGCGAACTAATGGAACTAAGAAACGATTGATGATTTGTTCTAATTCAAAACCATCTGAAAATAAATGGGGAGAATACGCCCCAGAAAGTGGAATATGTGAAACATGGGTAGAAGTTGGTGAAAAGTCAACTGCTGTTTTATGTTCAGATTGCGTACAAAGATCTCTTAGTAAAATTAAGTCATAGAGGACTGATATATAATGTAACATAGGTTTTTTATTCACAATAGAACGAATTAAAAAGGTTGTCCTTAATTGGGCAGCCTTTTTTATTTAGAATAAATATAATATAGAAGAAACAAAATCATTTTTTCACATACAAATAATATAAATTAAATTAAAAATATGTCAAAGAAAACTAGTACACCGTTTATCGATCAATATGGCGAGGATTTAACTCAAATGGCGATCGAAGGAAAATTAGACCCTATTATTGGAAGAGAAAAGGAAGTATATCGAATTTGTCAAATTCTTTCACGTAGAAAGAAAAATAATCCAATTATTTTAGGAGATCCGGGTGTTGGTAAAACTGCGCTTGTTGAGGCAATTGCTCAAAGAATTGTTAATAAACAAGTAGCAATGACCCTTCTTAATAAAAAGATAATTTCATTAAATATTTCAAATATTGTTGCTGGTACCAAATATCGTGGTGAATTTGAAGAGAGAATGAAAAATATAGTAGATGAATTAAAAGAGAATAAAGATATAATTGTTTTTATTGATGAAATTCATACCATAGTTGGGGCAGGTGGTGTCAGTGGTTCTTTAGATGCAAGTAATATTTTAAAACCAGCATTAGCAAGGGGACAGGTGCAATGTATTGGAGCAACTACACTTGATGAATATAGAGAAAATATAGAAAAAGATGGAGCACTTACTCGTAGATTTCAAGAAATATTTATAGACCCTCCTAAAATTGAAGATGCAATTGAAATTCTTACAAGAATTAAATCAAACTATGAGGATTATCATGCTGTATCATACAGCGATGAAGCGATTGCTGCATGTGTTAAATTATCCGACAGATATATTACACAGAGAGAATTACCTGACAAAGCAATCGATGTTATGGATGAGGCAGGTGCAAAGGTACATTTGAAAGAGGTAAAAATGCCCGAAAATATCAAAGAGCTTGAAAAGGAGGCAGAAAAATTTAAAACTCAAAAATTAGTTGCAGTCGACCAACAGGATTATGAAAAGGCAGGAAAGTTTAGAGATTTGGAACTTTCTAAAAAGGAAGAGATAATAAAAAGCACAAAGGAATGGGAAGATGCTCTTAGATTAAATAAGAAAACAGTAACGTATGAGGATATTGCAGAAACAATATCACAAACCACAGGAATTCCAATAGCAAGAATGACTGATGATGAGAATAGAATTATTGTTCAAATGGAAAACGAACTTAAGTCTATGATTATTGGACAAGATACTGCAGTTGAAGGTCTTTGTAGAGTTATTAAAAGAAGTAGAACAGGTGTAAGTTCATCTAAAAAACCTATAGGTTCATTTATGTTTATTGGACCAACGGGTGTTGGTAAAACTGAAACTGTTAAAGCATTAACAGAATATTACTTTGGAAGTGAAGATGCTTTGATTAGAATTGACATGTCAGAATATCAAGAAAAATTTAATGTAAGTCGACTTATTGGTTCTCCACCTGGATATGTTGGACATGAGGAAGGTGGACAATTAACAGAACAGGTTCGCAGAAAACCATATTCGGTTGTATTATTTGATGAGGTTGAAAAGGCGCACCCTGACGTTTTTAACACATTATTACAGGTTTTAGATGAAGGAAGATTAACGGATAGTCTGGGAAGAACTGTTGATTTTACAAATACTATCATTATTATGACAAGTAACGTTGGCGCAAAAAGAGTTGCTGAATTTGGTGCAGGAATCGGTTTTAGTAGTTCAACTTCAGTTACTTCTCATAAAATAGAAATGGAAACTGTTATCAGAAAAGAACTTAAAAATAAATTTGCACCTGAGTTTTTAAATAGACTTGATGAAATAGTCTTGTTTGATGGTCTAAAACAAGAACATGTACTAGAAATTGCAGAAATAGAAATCAATAAGGTTGTTAATAGAATGGCTGAACAAGAATATACCATAAAATTAACGAAACAAGCAATGCTTTTTCTTGCAGAAAAAGGATATGACGCCCAATATGGCGCAAGACCACTAAAACGAGCAGTTCAAACTTATGTTGAAGATCTATTGGCAGACGCTATTATTTTAAAAACAATAGTTAAAGGAAACAAAGTTTATACTATTTCTCATAAAAAAGGAGATGAGAAACTTTCCATTAAATAATAGTATAATAATAGAATAACATATTAACTTAATACAATAATAAATGAATAACTTTTCAACAGTATTCAAAAACATCATATCAGATATAAAGATAAACGGAAAGGTCTCTAAACCAAGAGACCTTGAAGTTACAGAATTAATGTATGCTGGATATGCAGTAGATCCTACTCAACCTTTTGCAAATTTTGAAAATAGAGAATTTAATTGGAAATATTTTGCAGGTGAACTTGCATGGTACTTAAATAAAGATACTAATGTGGACTATATTAATCAATTTTCAGGATTTTGGAAAAACATCACAAATCCAAATACAAATGAAATAAATTCAAATTATGGTTCTCTTCTCTTTGGAGAACAATTGGATTGGGTTGTTACATCTCTTAAAAATGATAAAAATACAAGACAGGCTATTGCATTTTTAAATCAGCCAAAATATCAATTTAAAGGTAATAAAGATTTCGTATGTACTATGTATTTAAACTTCTCTATTCGAGAAGATAAATTGAATATGAAAGTTCAGATGCGATCCAACGATATTTTTTATGGACTTACATTTGACGCTCCTTTCTTTGCCTTCGTGCACCAGCATGTTTATCTTTGGCTAAAATCAACGTATCCTGAATTGTCATTAGGAACATACTATCACTTTGCAGATAATATACATTTTTATGAAAGACACTATGAACTTGCAGAAAAAATAGTTCACGAAGGTTACGACAAAAAAACAGCCACTATGCAATTAAATCAACCAATTTTTAATATCACGGAAGGTAATATGATAATAACTGATTATGGTATTAGTATGATAAATAATATTAATAAAGGTATTAAGTTAAACGCAAATAAGGATTATTATAGTAATATATTATGTGAATATCTTAATATAAAATAGAAGATGATAAAATACATGAACGAAATACCAGAATTTTATATAGAAGTAACTGGAAACGTATATCATACTGAGAAATTTCACGAAAGAATTATCGAATTAATTCAAGAAAACCTAAGTGGAGAATCGAATGAAACGAAGTTATGCACATTAATAGCACCCGATGGAACAATAATGACTGCCGACTTACCTCACAACGCATATAAACAATCATTGCAAAAAAGTCTGGAATTCTATATTGAAAATGAGAATTACAAAATGTGTACAAAAATTAAAAATATAATTGAACAACTATAATATGAACTACGGAAAAGAATTTCAAAAGTATGCAATGAGTGATCGCAATATTAGCTCATTAAATATGCACTATTACCAAAAACAAATAGAAAGCTCCATGACTCCATATATATTAGAGGAGAGAGAACTAAGAGCAACTCAAATGGATATTTTTTCTAGATTGATGATGGATCGATTACTATGGGTAGCTGGTCCAGTTAACGACAACATGTCAACTATTGTTCAGGCTCAATTAATGTTTCTCGATTCTAATGATAATAGAGATATTACAATGCATATTGATTCTCCAGGTGGAAGTGTTAAGTCTGGATTGTCAATGGTAGATGTTATGGAATATATTAAATCTGATATACGTACTGTTAACACTGGGATGGCAGCATCGATGGGATCTGTATTATTAGGTGCAGGAACTAAGGGTAAGAGAAGTTCACTAAGACACTCCACTACGATGTTACACCAATCTTCCGGAGGTTTTAGCGGAAATATTCAAGATGCTGAAATAGATTGGCAAGAATGGCAAAAAATAAACAAAGAATTGTTTGCGCTATTGGGAGAATACTGTGGTAAAAAACCAGAACAGGTAATGAAGGATGCAGCCCGTGATTTTTGGTTAAATGCAGAAGAGGCAAAAAAATATGGAATTATAGACGAAGTTATTAATTCAAAAAGATAATATGAGAATACATTTTTATATTCATGCCGAGGAATTAGAATATCTTAATAAGATATTAACTGGAAAAATGGAGGCAGATGAATACCAAATTTCAATAGCCCCAACATACTTTGAAAACGCATACTTGGTGGATATATTATATAATGATTTTATCAGGCTAAACGATAATAATACATTTACAACATTAATTTCATTATGACAAAAAGAGAAAAACAAAGAGATCTTTTCATTGAACTAATTAATTATCAGTTAAAGGACCATGGTATAAAATACGAAGATGTAAAGGAAAATCCAGCATGGTATATGCAGTACAATACCACCAAAGAAAAAGAGGAAGAATTTATAAAACACTGTGTTTTAAGAATAAAGGATGTTTTAAAAATATCTAAAGCGGACGCAGAAAGAGAGGCAAGTTGGTTTATATTACAGTGGGGACTTACTACTGTAAATCAAGAAGTAAAATCCAATAACGAAAATAAAGATATTCAATCCAATAGACCAATAAACGATTCTTTATACTAGGATTATATTAATATAATTCGATTTCTATCAATTTTCTAGTGTTAATTTAGATAAATATAACATGGAAATATTTGATAAATATTGGATTACAACTCCACCATTTGATTTAGAATCAAAGCAATATAAATTATTGGCAGGCATCAAAAAAATAAAAAAATTGATAGCTGCCAATTCACTATACTCCGCGATTAGTGCAGTCGAAAATGAACTTGAAAAATTATATAATATAAAATATAACAAAGATTCAATAGAGTCAAATGGTAGAAGAGTAAATGGAATCGATCTTGACAACATGACCCTGTCGTACAGCTATACAGATTCAGGTGAAGATTTAAAGGTTATTGATGAAATATGTGAAATTTCAATTAATAAACTAGAAACATTATACAAATTCATAAGAGATAAATGGAGAGCTCTTGAATCTGATTGTGAAATCACTGAAATACCTGACAAAAAACCGTTAAACATGATGGGTTATATAATGTATATAGTCCCAGGCGCAGATACTATACAAATTTATAAATACATAGAACCAACTAGTTTTAAAATAGATTGGAATAATTTTAAACTAACAAAGGTTACTGAAATAAAAAACGAACTTAGAGAAATTGCAGTTTTTATTGCAACTTCAGAAGCTAATTCAAACTCATATCGTTTTTTTAGATTTGATGTAAAAATAAAATCAAATATTCCTCCATTTGAAGAGTGCATGCTCCCTTTAATGCAATATGCTATATTTAATAGAATCAAACATGGAATATAGAATATATAGATTATAAAAATAATTTTCAGAAATGGCATACGTTGTACAGGAAGACATTATCGCAAGCATAGATAATACCATAAATATTACACAAGGAGAATCTCATGTGTATGACATATCATTATATAGAGATTTTTTCGGAAATCAATTAAACGCAAGAAATGTTTCAGTAATATCGGTTGCAATTTTAGATAAACAGCTTAAAAAGGTTTTAATGTATAATTCTCCAGTAGTACCTGGTGTTTCTGACATTTTGAATTTTAAAGATGTATCATTAAATCAGCCAGGCGTTATTAGTTTTGAAATAAATGAAATGCAATCAAGCGCTCTTGCATCAGGAGATTTAAATATTCAAATTACTCTTGTATTTTCTGACTATTATCCAAACGCAAAGACTTACATAATGCCAATTCTTAAAATTGGACAAGTTATTGCTAACGACACTGGAGGAGGTGGAGGAGGAGAAAATCCAGAACCACCAATTAATCCTGCAATTCCATTAGGACAACCATTATTTAATATAGAATACACTGATTTAAGTTTTCCAAGTACTTCAGGTAAAATGTCAGTAAATTCACAAGTTCCATCTAACATTACTGAAATGATTTTTAGAAATCTTGACAAAAACATGGTTAGAGTTACTCAACTTGAAAATTTCTTAGTTAATAGAATGAATGGTGATGGAATCAAGGGAATAATTACACTATACTCGACGTCTATCGTTAACTTCTTTACTATTTATGAAATTACAGGATGGGAAAGAATAGACATAACTACTGGAAATGGAGACCAAGACGCAACGGACGGTATTAAAATTAGTGTTAGATTAGAATCAATGTCATACGGACCAGGCGTTTCTAAATCACTTTGGCAAATTGGAGATGGTGTTACATATTCAATAGATACCCATGGAATTACATCAAATGACGTAAAGCCCGACGGCATGTTAACATATGTTGACAAAAACAAAGTGGTAAATGTAAATACAAATGGTGCAAAATCTCCAACGGGGGTTTACATAACATATTCACCATACTATGATTCATACGTTATGGTAGAGGTAAATGGAATTAGTGTAGATATTGGAAATAATGCAACAGATTCATCTGCATACTTTTCAGGAAACAATGGATTAAGCGCAGTTCAAATTGCCGACATTAGATCAGGTGACCAATTAATATGGAATGGAAATATTGCAGGATTTGAATTATCTCCAGGCGATGTTATTAACTTTATCTATGAATCTCGAATAGATGATTTAAGATAGTTAAAATTCAATTTTTTCAATTTTTTCAAAAATAATCATATAATATGTGAAATTATATCAATTTTCACATATCATCCCTAATATATAATTCAGTTACATGCAATAAAGTTTGTAACTCCATAAACAATAATGTTTATGGGCCAAAAAAACCTATATTTATAATATGGCACAAATTCGTTCAAAACAAATTTCTGATTTCTTATCTACGGTAAACTTCGGAACATTGAGCACATCTGACAAAACTAAAATTGCCAATGCAGCTGACACTAAGCTTTACATTGATGAGCAAATTGCTGGTTTAGGAGGAGATGCAAGCGCATCTATTGACTCATTAGAAGTTCAACTATCTGCTGAAATCTATGACGCTAGATTGTACACTTCAGATGAGATGTTAAGAGCTTCTGAAGCTGAAGGTGTAATCAATGAATCAATTGATTCATTAGAAGTTGCTTTAGCTGCTGAAATCTCTGCAACCAATTCTGATGTTACCAGAATAGATGCAAATGTATCTACTGAAAAGGCAAGAATCGATGCAATCTTATTAGCATCAGACGCTGACAAAGATTCATTCGCAGAAATCGTTTCTGTAATTAATGCAGTTGATTTAACAAACGACAACGCGGTTGCACAAGTTATTCTTGACTTAAATGCTGAAATCTCTGCAACCAACTCTGACTTTGTAAGAGTTGAAGCTAATTTATCTGCTGAAATTGCAGCTACTAACTCGGATGTTGATGGTATCAACGCTTCGGTTGATTCATTAGAATTAGCATTATCTGCTGAAATCTCTGCTACTGATGCAGATTTCGTATCAGTTGAAGGTAAATTATCTGCTGAAACTTCTAGAGCTACTGCTGCTGAATTAGTATTAACTAATGACTTAGCATCATTATCTACTGAAGTTGTTGATGAAGTTGCTTCTATTGACGCTAGATTAGGCGCAGTTTCAGGCGATTTAGTTGAAACAGTTGATTCATTAGAATTAGCATTATCTGCTGAAATAGTTGCTACTAACGCTGATTTTACATCTATTGACACAAGAGCAACAGATATTGAAACATTAAACAATGCACAAAATGATTCTATCGATTCATTAGAAGTTGCTTTAACTGCTGAAATTTCTGCTACCAACGCTGATTTCGTTTCTGTTGAAGGTAAAGTTACTTCATTAGAAGGATTAATCAGTGATGAGGTTGTTTCATTAGAAGGATTCATCGATGGTGAAGTTAATTCTATTGACGCAAGAATCTCTACCGAAAAGGGTAGAATCGATGCAATCTTATTAGCTTCTGATGCTGATAAAGATTCATTCGCAGAAATCGTTTCTTTAATTAACGCAGTTGACACTACAAATGATGACGCTTTTGCTTCTTATGCTTTAGCTACTAACGCATCTGTTGATTCATTAGAAGTTGCTTTAGCTGCTGAAATTTCAGCAACCAATGCAGACATTACTTCTATCGATAACAGATTAGGAGAAGTATCTGGCGATTTAGTTGATTCTGTTGATTCATTAGAATTAGCATTAACTGCTGAAATCTCTGCAACAGATGCGGACTTTACTTCAGTAAACGCAAGAGTATCTAACGCAGAAGACGCTATAACCTATGAAATTACTGCAAGAGAAGATGCTGACAATAATTTAGATGAAAGAATCACATATGAAGTTGCTACTTTAAATGAGACTATTGATTCATTAGAAACAGCACATGATTCTAGATTAACTTCATTAGAAGGTTACATCATGGAAGATGTTCAAATGTATGTTGAATCTTTCATTGGAGACGCTTTCACATATACTGTCGCTAATGCAGTTCAAGACGCTAATAAAAACCTTGTTTCAGCATTTGTAAACGGTCACAAAGTTGAAGTTTCAACAGTAGTTGGAGCAGTAGTTACTTTAGTAGATCCAGGTTATGTAATTGATGAAGATGATAACGTTGTTATCGCTTACCAAGGATAATCTATGATATTTAAGTATCTTTAAATAATTAAGGGAGCTTCGGCTCCCTTTTTTTATGAAATATATAAAAAAAATAAATCACCTATTTTATGAGAATTGGAATTACCATAGGATTAACAAAAGAGAATGAGTCTCTTTGGATTAATGGAATAAAATTAAATGCACTCTATTTAGCAAATACACTTTTAAGCATTGGTGCACATGATGTCTTTATTCTTGATACATCGGATGTTGTAAAGGATCTTACTAAAGTGCAATGGGACACCAATCGATTCAAAATATTTAAATTCAAAGATAAATTCAAAGAGATAGATTTACTTATAACATTAGGTACTTCTATTCCTTCTAGTTGGTGTAAAATTATTAAGGATGTAAATCCTGATGCAAAAATAGTAAAATATCAATGTGGCAATAATTATGTAGTTGATATGGAGCGAGTTTTATTCGGTGACCCAGACGCGCCTGGAATTCCATCATGGGATATGGGGCATGACCAAACATGGGCAATACCCCAACAGGAGCACCATAATAAAGAGTATTTTCAACTAATATATAGACACTCTCCTGAAGATGTTAAAATAGTTCCATTCATATGGGATCCGATGTTTATTGATAGAGATCGTGATTTATTACAAAGGCTTGGTAAAAGATTTCCAAAATACACACCGAAACATGTATCTGAAAAAAAGATTTCGGTCATGGAACCAAACTTAAACGTTGTTAAATATGCATTAATTCCAATCATGATTGTTGAGGCTTTTTTTAGAAAATTTGGAGAAGGTTCATTTAAGCAATTATATGTTGGAAGTGGTAACAAGTTACTTAAGAATAAATACTTTATGGGAATGATTAAACAGTTAGATGCTGTAAATCTAAAAAACCCATTAATAAAATTTGTGCCAAGATATCCTGTATCTACTTTTTTGGCAGAGGAAACAGATATTGTATTAGCGCATCAATGGGGAAATCCATTAAATTATTCATACCTAGATGCAATCCATTTTGGATATCCAGTAGTCCATAATGCAGATTTTATCAAGGATGCAGGCTATTATTATAAAGACTTTTCTATTTATGATGGAATGAAACAATTAGATTTGGCAATTAATTTTCATGACAACAACATTGACGAATATAGGGAAAGAAATCAAAGGGTATTAAATAGATACATTTCAACAAATCCCGATGTGGTAGATACATATAGAAAATTAATTGAAAATCTATGGGAACCAAATAAACATAAATTATCATATAAATATAATTGGAAAACAAACACATATAAATAATGAGCGAAATACTTAAAATAATGGAAAATATCGATAAACCTAAAATATCGATTATAATGCAATCATATCTTGGAGATTATCCAGGCGCAAGAACTGATGCAATTGCAAAATTTAAACGTGCAGTACGAAGTTTTCAAAATCAAATCTATAAAAATTGCGAATTAATTATTGTAGCAGATGGATGTACTAAAACGCATCAAACATACGCTAGAGAGTTTAAAACTGATCCATCAATAAAATTTGTATACATAGACAGAGATACTCCAAGTATGTATGATGTAAATGAGAATGGGCATAAATATTATAGAGGATTTGCAAGAAGAGTTGGTGCAGGGGCAGCAACGGGTGAACTAATAACTTATATGGATTCTGATGATTTTCTATTGCCCGAATTTACACTAACTTTATTACTTACATATAATATAAACCCTGAGCTTTCATGGTGGATTAATACTGAATGGTACGATAATGAAAAAGCCAATTGGTCAGACAGTAGAGAATTATTTGCAAGTAATCATGAAAACGATAAAGAAATAGAAGGTCTTTATGGTAAATGGACAAAAACAATCGTAAAACCGGGCATGGCTGTAATGGCACCATGGTTACTAATGCATAAATCAGAGTGTAACACAAAATGGAGAGATACTATAGGTATCAGTGAAGATGTCGATTTTAATAAGAGATTACGTGATGAAAATCCAAGAGGAATGGTATTTGATAGACCTATTTACGTAAGATGTCACTACGTTGATTTATGGGATCTTTAATTATCTAATGATTTTTTAAATATATTAGCACAAATGGCGAGATATTCTTTTTTAGAATTCTCGTCATTTTTAGTATACCACGCGTATGCCATAGAATTTTCATACCTTTGTATTTGTTCCTGTAGTCTTTCAATATTTTCCTTAATGTTATTTATTTCGCTTTCTTCAAGTTCGTTAAATTCAACATTAAGTTCCATTGCAAGCTTTAATAACATACCCCAGTCATGGTTCATATTTGCAATATTTAAATCTTCATACGCTTTTTTAAGAAATTCAATATCTTCTCCAACACCACCTCTTAGTTTATCTGGATGGCATTTTACTGCTATTTTTCTAAATAGCTTTTTAAATTTAACATCATTGTGATTTTCAATAATATGCACTTCATCATTATGAATTTCAACGTTTTCAATGTTTATTTCTTGCACCTTTGGCCTTAAAGCTTCCATTGCCTCTGGATCAGATTCTAATAACGCACTCCTGAATTCACCCTCAGCAAGACTTGAAATATCCTTAACATCATCCAATGTCTCCTTCAAATAATTATAATCTCTAATAAGTTTTTTTAGTATTGCATTCATACTATATTTATTCAAATTATATTAAGATATTCCTAGTAAAATGTAAACATACTACTAACATTCATGAATATATAGATATGAACGGGGTTAACTAAATAATCCTTTGGGCAGAAAAAAATAAAAAAACAAAAAAATCTATGTCACAAATTAAAATCAAGCAGATTGAGGGTTTACAAACTACCCTAAACGCAATCAATGCTAGGTTAGAATCTGGGTCTTTAAAGTCAACTTACTCACAAGTAGGTCATGGTTTTGCAGCAGGAAATGTTATTGCATTTCTTAATGGATCTTGGATTTTAGCAGATGCATCAGCAGCTGATAAACTAGGTAGACTTGTTGTTGAAAGTGTTACAGCCGACACATTTGTTGCAGTTCAAATCGGTAATATAGAAGTTTCTGGATGGGGTCTAACTCCCGGAAAATTCTATGTTGTAGATGAGAGTGGTAATGGTACTATGGCAGAGCACATTTCAACGTCAAATCCTAATTTTACCTACAGCAACCCTATTATTCAAGCTATTACAGCTGAAACAGCACAAGTACTTCCATGGAGACCAAGTTTAGGAGCAGTACCAACTGCCCAAGGACAGGAACACACACAATCATCTCCTTCATTATTCACTGATGGAAATTACTCATCAACTGGAATTACATTAGACTATACACCATTCTCAGATTCAACCGTACAAGTATATATTAATGGTATCGCGGTAACTGAATCTTATGGTAATAGAGATGGTGAAGTCTACTTTTCAAACGACGGTGGTACTACTGCAAAATCGATTGCAACATTATCAGCAGGAGACACTTTGTACTGGAACTCAAACGTTACTGGATATGCGATAGGTGACAGTGATATAATAGATCTAGTATATGAAAAATCTTCATTAGACTAATAAATTAAATAAAAAAAAATAGAAAAACAATGGCAATAACACCGTACATTTCTACCGCTGGACCACAGGGATTTAAAGGTGACCAAGGACTTCAAGGAGAACAAGGAATACAAGGTATTCAAGGTTTAGTTGGAGACCAAGGCGCTAAAGGAGACCAGGGTTCTAAAGGAGATAAAGGCGATCAAGGAGAACAAGGAATACAAGGTATTCAAGGTTTAGTTGGAGACCAAGGCGCTAAAGGAGACCAAGGAGAACAAGGTATTCAAGGTATCAAAGGAGACCAAGGAGAACAAGGTATTCAGGGTATTCAAGGAGAACAGGGTATTAAAGGAGACCAAGGATTTACTGGAGCACAAGGTGCTAAAGGAGACCAAGGAGAACAGGGTATTCAAGGTATTAAAGGAGACCAAGGATTTACCGGAGAAACTGGAGCACAAGGTGCTAAAGGAGATCAAGGAGAACAAGGTATTCAAGGTATTCAAGGAGAACAAGGTATTCAAGGAGACCAAGGATTTACCGGAGAAACTGGAGCACAAGGTGCTAAAGGAGACCAAGGAGAACAAGGTATTCAAGGAGAACAAGGTCTTAAAGGAGACCAAGGATTCAAAGGAGACCAAGGAGAACAAGGTATTCAGGGTATTCAAGGTATCAAAGGAGACCAAGGATTTACTGGAGAAACTGGAGCACAAGGTGCTAAAGGAGATCAAGGAGAACAAGGTATTCAAGGTATTCAAGGAGAACAGGGTATTCAAGGTATTCAAGGATACCAAGGATTCAAAGGAGACCAAGGAGAACAAGGTATTCAGGGTATTCAAGGTATCAAAGGAGACCAAGGATTTACTGGAGAAACTGGAGCACAAGGTGCTAAAGGAGATCAAGGATTTAATGGAGTTTCGGTAAACAATGTATCATTAAATAATGGTCTATTAACAATATCATTAGATAATGGTCAAACTCCAGTATCTAATCAAAATATAGTTGGTCCTAAAGGAGATCAAGGATTTACTGGAGAAACTGGAGCACAAGGTGCTAAAGGAGATCAAGGTATTCAAGGTATTAAAGGAGATCAAGGATTTACTGGAGAAACTGGAGCACAAGGTGCTAAAGGAGATCAAGGTATTCAAGGTATTAAAGGAGATCAAGGATTTACTGGAGCAACTGGAATACAAGGTACCAAAGGAGACCAGGGATTTAATGGAGCACAAGGTGCAACTGGAGCACAAGGTATTGCTGGAACTAATGGTTCACAAGGAGCAACTGGAGCACAAGGTGCTGTAGGAGCAACTGGCGCAAAAGGAGACCAAGGAGCAACTGGAGCACAAGGTGTTGTAGGAGCAACTGGCGCAAAAGGAGACCAAGGAGCAACTGGAGCACAAGGTGCTGTAGGAGCAACTGGAGATAGAGGTTTCCAAGGATTTCAAGGTGTTGCTGGAAATACTGGAGCACAAGGAGCTGCAGGGACTAATGGAAACAATGGAGCACAAGGAGCAACTGGAGCACAAGGTGCTGTAGGAGCAACTGGTAATACTGGAGCAACTGGAGCGCAAGGGATTCAAGGACCTACTGGACCTACTGGGCCTACAGGATCTACTGGAGCACAAGGTGTTCAAGGACCTACTGGACCTACTGGACCTACTGGACCTACTGGTGCGCAAGGTGTTAGAGGTTTCCAAGGATTTACAGGAGCAACTGGAGCACAAGGAGCAACTGGACCAACAGGAGCAACTGGACCAACTGGAGCAACTGGACCAACAGGAGCAACTGGACCTCAAGGACCAACTGGACCAACAGGAGCAACTGGACCTGCAGGTGGAGGAGGTTGGGGTTCCAACTGGCATTTCAACTCATTAGGGGTTGGCGTTGGACCAACTGGTACAGGCGGACAAATAGTAGCAACAAATGATATTATTGCATTCTATTCTGATAGAAGACTTAAGGATAATATTAAGCCTATTGAAAACGCCCTTGAAAAGGTTGGAAAAATAAGAGGTGTATCATATACTCAAAACAAATTAGCTGAAGAGTATGGATATAATGACTATAGACAACAAGTTGGAGTTATTGCACAAGAGCTTCAAGAAGTATTACCTGAAGTTATTAAACCAGCTCCATTTGATATGGATGAGAATGGAAATTCAAAAACAGGTGAAAACTATATTACTGTACAGTATGAAAAAATTGTACCATTATTAATTCAAGCAATTAATGAATTAAAGGCTGAAATTGATTTACTTAAAAAGTAATTTAATTTCATATTAAAACTAAGGGGACCGATTAGGTCCCCTTTTTTATTGATATATAATCATATAATATAATAATAAACTAATCTAGATTTATCTATATAATAATTATGGCAGACATCATATCACATTTTACAAAACACAATAACATACGAATGTATGTTGATTCATTGGAACAAAATCAAAATAGTTATACCTTTAATGGTTGGATTTTTTCAGAAAAAGGAGAAATATCTATGATAAAGGTAGGTAAAAAAAGATTTAATAAATTTTCAGAAAGAAAGGATGTAAAGGAATTTTATCCTAACATTGAAAGTACTCAAATAGGATTTAGTATAACAATCGATGGGAGCGAATTGTTCGAACCTATTATTATATCTATGGGCAATTTTGTTGAAAAAGAAATTGCAATTGAATCACTTGCAAAATGGTTGGCGTACTATACAGGTTTTGCAAACCACGATAAAGGTCTTATTGTTGTAGATAATTTTTATAATGACCCTGACTTTGTTAGGGAATGGGCAATTAAAGAAATTAAATTCTCTCCATCTAATTATCATAAAGGGGAAAGAGCCACTAGCCGTTTTTCAATAGCTGGTATGAAAGAAAAACTTGAGTCTATTATAGGGAAACCTATCTATAACTGGAATCATGATTCATATGCAAATGGAATATTCCAGTTTTGTACAGCAGATCAACCCATAGTATACCATGTAGATAATCAAACATATGCGGGTATGGTATTTTTAACACCTAACGCACCACCATCTACTGGTACTACGTTTTACAGAAGTAAAGTTACAGGAGACTATAAATTTGATGATGAAAAAAGACAGACTATTAATTATGTAAGAGCGTTTCAAGGTAAAAATGCTGAAATGAACTTTTATGATGGTACTCATTTTGAAAAAATTGATGAAGTCGGAAATGTTTATAATAGACTAGTATTGTTTGATGCTAAAAATATTCATGCGGCAACCCAATATTTTGGAGATGCAATCGACAATGCTAGATTTTTTCACATGTTTTTCTTTGACGTATAATAATATAATAATATAATATGATAATCAATATAATTACAAGAAGTACAAGACTTCAAAATTTAAAAACAGTTAAAGAATCTGTATTTAGTAATATTCCAAAAGGAATGAAAGTTTTGTGGCATGTTGTTTTTGATACAGCATCACTTAAAGACATTGACGCCGAATTATTATCAGATTTAGCAGATAAATCCACTTCATATTATTTTGAAAAGGGTGATAAGGTAGGAATGTTATATCCACAATGCTCTAAAATAATTTCAAAATTTAAAGATGGTTGGATTTATTTTGTTGACGACGACAATATAGTATATGACGGTTTCTATGAATATGTATTAGAAATGTCAAGGATATTTCCTGAAAAGATGGTACATGTTGTTTCTCAAAACGTAGATAAACGTGATTTTACAGGATTAGATTATAGATTGGCATCACCTCAAAATGTAAAAATTGGAGGTATAGATCTTGCGCAATATATCTCACATGTTGATGTATATAATAAATATGGATATAAATTCAAACCAGATTATTGTGCTGATGGAATTCTTATAAGTGAAGTATTTAAAAAAATGCCAGAATCATTTACATTTACTCCTACCGTATATTCTCATTATAATTATTTAGAAAAAAAGGCTATTGCAAATGTGCCTAAAGTTTTATATATTGGATTAGACGAACCCGATTTAAAATCAATCAAATATTTATGGTATGAGGCAGATAACTTAAATGTAAAATATTTAAAAAGCGATGAAAACATAGAATCCATCCTATCTATGTTTAAACCGGACATTATAATTACAAGAGGAGAATCTTGGCAAGAATTTCCGAATATGTCGAATATGTCCCTACAATTCCGTAGAAAATGGATAAACATTCCACACGATATATCAGTTGAGGAAGTAGGAGATCGCGCCTATGTTTCTTCAATGTATACTATGCTTGATAACGATTCCATTGAAGATTCAAATTTAATTTCATATACCACTCCAATATATAATACAAAGGAAAAATTATATAATACATATGAATCATTAAAACAGCAGACATATTCTAATTGGGAATGGGTGCTTGTAAATGACTCCACAGATGGAGGTAAAACATTAAAGATAGCAGAAGATATTGCCACAAAAGATCCTCGTGTTAAAGTATATGATTTTAGGGAGAAGAGTGGAGGAAACATCGGAGAAGTAAAATGGAGAGCAAATTGTATGGCAAAAGGATTTATTCTTGCAGAATTAGACCATGATGATTTATTGGTTCCATGGTGCACTGAAGATTTATATAAAGCAGCAAAGAAACATCCAGAAGCCGGATTCTTTTTCAATGATACTCTAGAGGTTAATGAAAATTGGGAGTGCCAAACATATCCTGATGGATTTGCATTTGCATATGGAAAATACAGAGATGAAACATATAATGGGCAAATGATGAAAGTTGCAACCCAACATAATTTAAATCCAAAAACAATTAGACATATTGTTGGTGTTCCAAACCATGTAAGAGCATGGAGAAGATCTACTTATTTTGAAATAGGAGGACATAATAGAAATCTTGCAATTGCTGACGATTATGAATTAATTGTAAGAACTTTCTTAAAAACAATTACATGCAAAATTCCTAAGCTTGGTTATATTCAATTTTTATATAATAATGCAACCGGACAAAATACACATGATTTAGCAAGGGCGGATATTCAAAGAAGAGTAAGAACTATTGGAGGATATTACAACGAGAGAATCAAAGAAAGATTTGAAGAACTTGGATTAAAGGATTGGGCATATGAGGAAAATTCAAATAATCCATTAGATGTTATGCCAAGATTTGGAGAAGAAGAAATGGCAGCAAACATTGTATATAATGAAAATGAATAATACATTTGTAAAAATATGGGTTCATAATATGGAAGTTGATCGGATGGTTGACTTTCTATTAAATCGCATTGAAAAGGCGCCACATTACTTTACGGATAATTCAAATATACCAGAATCGATTACAGGAGGTTGGATTGAATTATCTATCACATTTGAAAGATACTTAAAACTTAGGCAATGTGTTGATACACATTGTATTTCAAATCAAATTTAAACAATTTTTATTTTTTTCATATAATATTATATGGCAAAAGATAAAAAAATTCAAGAAATTAAAGTTAAAAATCCAAAGATTGGTGAAAAATACTTTTTTAGATTTGCAGGTTCTCTTATGTATGGTCCTATTATTGAAAAATGTAATTCATTAGCAAAAATACACGGGCATGCATATTTCTGGTTTATTAACGAGAAAGAAGGCAGAAAATCCAGCAAATATCCAATATCAATTTATAACATTTCTAATAACGAAAAAGATGTATAGTGTATCTAATTTAAAATCAATGTTATTTATTGACATTGAAACTGTTTCAGAATTTAAGTATTATAGTGAATTTTGCGAACAAAGGCCAGGGGCTGCAGTACATTGGATGAAAAAGGCGGATAATTATAGAAGAACTGAGATTGATTTGTCAGAATTAAGTGATGCTGACATTTATTTAAAAAACGCAGCATTACATCCTGAATTTGCAAAAATTATTACAGTCTCGATAGGGCAAATTCAATTTGATGAAAATGGAATTCCAATTGCAGAAAAAATCAGATCATTTTATGGAGATGATGAATCAAAATTCTTAAAGGAGTTTATGCAAACGGCGCGCGCAATTTTTAATAAAAATCCAAATGTTCAATTTACAGGGCATAATATTAAAAACTTTGATTTTCCTTTTTTAATTAAGAGAGCACTAGTACATGGTATTCAAACTCCTTCTCAATTTCATTTACAGAATAAAAAACCTTGGGAAAACTGTCTATTAGATACATATGAGGTTTGGAAATTTGCAGGTTGGAATAGTGCATCATTAGATTTAATTTGCGATACATTGAATATTCCATCTCCAAAGGCACTTATGAAAGGTAATGAAACTACTGAGGAATATTGGAATGGAAATCTTGAAAAAATAAAAGAATATTGTGAGGCTGATGTAAAATCAACAATGAACGTTATGTTAAGGCTTTCATATCTTCCAATCTTATAGCATATGAAAATATGGGCATATGTTACTGTTTGGAATGAGGAGAAGATGCTCCCATATTATCTAAGACACTATTCTAAATTTTGTGAAAGAATAATAGTCTTAGATAATCAATCAACAGACAGCACTCTAATGATATGTGAGAAACATCCAAAGGTTGAAGTGATACAGTATAATACAGGTGAAACTTTCAATGACTATATTCACCTTGATTTAAAACATCAATGTATTGAAGATGCTAAAGGAAACGCAGATTATATTATAGTAAGTGATTGTGACGAATTTATATGCCATCCCAATATCATAGAATTTTTACAAACAAATGATTCCTCTGTGATATTTCCAGCAGGTTTTCAAATGGTTTCACATTACTTTCCAAAAGAAGATACTCAAATATATGAACAAATAAATTATGGTGTCCCAGATCCCTGGTACTCTAAGCCTATTCTTATTAATCCAAATAAAATTAAATCGATGAGATGGATTGAAGGTTGTCATGAAATTGAATTAAACTCTGAATTTGAAGGTGAAATATTACACCCCGTTCATACTGAGATTAGGCCAATTGGAGAATGGGATGGACATCCATGGGGTAGATGGAAAATGCAATTTCAAGTATTAAATACATTTAACGATTTTCCAATAAAATTATTACACTATAAATACATGGGTGCTGATTATGTCAGATCTAAATATACACAGTATTCACAAAGAAATAGTGAACAGAATAAAATTGCAGGGCTAGCCAACCATTACGATACTGCGCTGCAGGGTAAAAACATTGAATGGGAGATTGATGTTCTTATAGATAAATCAATTAAAGTAAATTATTAATAACTTTTTGTAAATAAATTGCCAAATATTTTTTTGTTTGGCAATTTATATTTATATTTACACTATAATTATAAAATATACAACATGGACGAATTTAATTTTAATGACCTTTTTGAGGAAGATGACGAAATTACAACTATGAAAAGAGAAGCTTTAATGGAAGAAATGATGTATGAGCTAAAAATGAAGTTAGCTAATGAAAACTATAGCATGATTGTAGAAAACGGAATAGATATTAAAACAATGAAGCGCAATGGTTTTGATATTGAATCTCTTTCAAAAACTCTTAATCAAATGTTAGAAATATTTGTTGAAGTAGAAGAGTATGAAAAATGTGCTAGAATTAGAGATATTTTAGAACAAATATAATATATTAATATAATAATATGGAAGAAACTTTAAAGAAAATTGCAGATAGTTTAGAACGTATCGCAAATTGTATGGAAAATCGACAGATTAGAGAAATTAATATCCATAAAAGATCTCAAATCGCTGAGAAAAAAGTAGACGGGGCCAAGCAGGTTCGTACCAGACCTATTTTAGAAAGAGAAAGAAAACAAACAATTAGGGTAAAAACAGTTTCTTCAAAATAGTCTAATGAATTATTATGAAACCTTAAACGTTTCTAGGAATGCGACACAGGATGAAATTAAAAAATCATATAGGCAACTTGCGAAACAATACCACCCCGATAAAACAGGGGGAGACGAAACCCAATTTAAGAAGGTAGTAGAAGCGTATGAGGTTTTAGGTGACCCTGAACGCAGAAGGAAACACGACACTGTTGGAAATCGATCATTCGACATTGGCGATGCATGGAAAGACATATTTAACAGATATGATTTTGCCACTGCATTTGACCAATCCTTTAACGAGGAAGTTAGAGGATTTGACGTAAGAGTTGCAATAAATATAACAATAGAAGAAAGTTATGAAGGAACAAGAAGATACCTCGATATCGGCACTGGTGGATTTAATATTAATATACCTAAGGGAATTCCGAATGGCACGAAACTTAAAATCAAAGAAAAAGGTCAACCCCATCCAATCAACAAAAGTGCCAGACCAGGCGACATAATATTAACCGTCAATGTTCTACAAGACATTGACCTTATAGTAAATGGCGCAGATATTTATGTAGATCTTTCGCTTAGTTGGATTGATATGATACTAGGTGGAGAGTTTGAAGTCAAAACTAAAGTACATACTGTAAAAATTAAGGTGCCTGAAGGTTCGCATGATTCTAGAATACTTAGAGTAGTTGGCAAAGGAATGCCAATATATAACTCAAATGGATATGGTAATCTTATGGTGAAGCTTAGAACGTTACCTATTAGTTTAACAGAAAATCAAATTGAATTACTTAAAAAGATTAAAGACTCCAATGGATGATTTAGATGAATATGACAACACAGAAACAGACTTTATAAAAAAATTACAGAATGCTTCTAAGGAAGATATGATGGAAATTATTTATAAATCAATTATTGAGAAAAGTATGGGTGCACTGAATCACGATGCACCTGTCTCTGTTAAAATAGAAGGTGTTCAGATAGTACTTGATTTTTTTAAAGATAGAGAAGAGTATGAAAAATGTACAGAACTTAAAAAAATAATTGATAAACTATCATGTTAATTATAAATGCAAAATATAAACAACCGAGAGATTTATAATATACTAACCTTTTTGTCAACATGACATATTCTCGGAAGTCCATCTAAATATATAATCTAATCAGTCAAATTAGACGTAATAAAAATAAAATTAACAGATGGAAAATATTACTAAAGAGGAGAGAGACTCTTTAATGAGGTCCAGCTACTATATAATAACTCGAAATTTTACAAAAACAGTTAATAGATTTATCGTATATCAAGATAGTAAAAACACTATCGATATTCCGCATGGAATAGGACAACGAAGTGGATTCATAGATCTTCTTATAGAATATTTTGTAGAACTAGAGGAATATGAAAAGTGTGAAACTCTTAAAAAGTTAAAGGAGCTTGTGATAATGGCAGGCGACTAAATATACTCAATTATATGCAAAAGAAAACGAGTTCAGAGCATTCGCCAAACATTAAAAAAATGGCAGTCAAAGAAGATGACATTAAACACGTTAATTTAAAAAATAATCAAAGAGAATACGTCAATCAAATACTAAAGAACGATATAACATTTTGTTCTGGTCCAGCTGGAACTTCAAAAACATTTACAGCATGTTATACATCACTACATTTACTTGCTGTAAAAAAGGTAAAGAAAATAATCCTATGTAAGCCTATACAGGAATCCGGTGAAAAGCTTGGATTCCTTCCAGGTGATATCGCAGACAAAATAGATCCATATATGCAATCGTATATTTCTAACTTTAAAAAAATAGTTGGAAATGAATTAACTGAAAGTCTTGTACATCATGGAATAATTGAATTTAAACCATTGGCTTTTATGCGAGGAGATACGTTTGATGACGCATTTATGATTTTGGATGAGGCACAAAATGCGACGTTTAAGCAATTGATGCTTTTCACTACAAGAATGGGTAAAAATTCAAAGGTTCTAGTCACCGGTGATATTAGTCAATACGATATCCCTAAAGCAATGGCGGGTTTAACTGGATTTATTGAATTAATGCGAGGTATTAAAGGAGTAGGGCATCATACATTTTCAAATTCTGATATCGTAAGGGCTAAAATATTACAAGATGTAGTGGACCGATATGACAAATGGATGATTGAAAATCCAAATAAGTAATGAAACAATATAGAATCCTTCTATATAATATGTATAAAAATATATAGATGGAAACTAGACAAATATTACTTAAATCAAGTTATACAGGCTCTGAACAAACGATTGAAATAGGAGTAGATGAAGCAGGTAGAGGAGCACTCGCAGGGCCAGTTACAGTATCCGCGTGTATTATGCCATTTGGATTTGAACATCCACTTATTAAAGATTCCAAACTTTTAAATGAACAGCAGCGCAAGGAAGCCAGAAGAATTGTAGTAGATAATGCAATTGCATATAGTATTGTTCACATATATCCTGAACAAATCGAATCAACTAATATTCTACGGGCAACTTTACAAGGAATGAACCAGTGTCTAAATGATGTTAGAAAAACTCACAATTTTGACTTCATATTAATAGATGGAGACCAATTTCATGGATTTGATGGGATTCCATTTGAAACAATAATAGGAGGTGACAATAAATATGTTTCAATTGCAGCTGCAAGTATTTTGGCAAAAACTGAAAGAGATGCAATGATGAAAGAATTAGATATTGAAAATCCGGGATATGGTTGGAATTCTAACAAAGGATATGGAACAAGTGCACATATTAATGCAATCAAAGAACTTGGACCAAACAAGGTTCATCGTCCCAGTTTTATATCGCACTTATTAACTTCAACTGGACAATTATTTTGAGAAATTTAATATATGGAATTCTACTATTTTTAATAGGACAATCCTTAATTTGGTTTCAAACTAATGGACAATTTGTTTGGCCATGGTTTAAAAAAAATCCGATAATAGTTGCTTTAATTGGAGGTTCTACGATATCTTATATGTTTATTGTTGCAACCAAATTCATTGCAGAATACTATGATGGACAATTATGGCCAGGTAGATTTATTGGATTTGCGATGGGTATGGTATCATTCGGATTATTAACATACTTTATAATGGATGAATCATTAAATCAAAAAACTATAATATCATTATCACTTTCAATGTTATTAATATGTGTTCAACTATTTTGGAAATAAATTGTTAATAACTTTTTGAAAATAATTAGCCAAACATTTAAATGTTTGGCTTTTTTTGTTTATATTTACACTATAATTAAAACATCAATTTAACACAAACACCATGAGTTACACACATTTTGACAGACACACAAATATGAACGAAGACACTAGATTTGAAATATTAGGTCTTATTAAAGAAGTTAGATTTACTGATGATAATGTTGATAGTTCGACACTATTCAATTTAGAAAATATGTTATATGGATTATTTGATGGATATCTATATGAAAATCTTCAAATGTATGCATTAGAGCTTCCGACTGAATTAGCGTCAAAGGTTACAAGAATATATGATATCTGTAATAAATATCCGAAAACAATTCCATTTTTATATAACTAATTTTAAAAATATATGGCTGCAAATTACGGATACTGTTGTATCAACTTAACATTGGATAAACAAAAAGGAATTAAGATCGGTAGAAGCATGATTAAGAAAACTTTTCAGGCAAAGGGTATTAAATATGCAGGTGAGTTGGCCGAAGCTAACCTCAGGGATATGATTGAAATTCTTAAATGGAATAATGCAAATGGAATTACAATGTATCGTATGTCATCTAGTATGTTTCCATGGAATTCAGAATATGATATCGAGGAATTGCCTAACTATAATACAATCAAATCATTACTAAAAACAGCAGGTGATTATGCAACTAAAGTAGGTCAAAGGCTTACATTTCATCCAGGTCCTTTTAATATTCTTGCAAGTCCAAATCCAAAGGTTGTCAATGATGCAGTATGGGAATTAACCCAACACGGCAAGGTTATGGATTTAATGGGTTTACCCAGAACACAATATGCTGCAATGAATATTCATGTCGGTGGAACTTATGGTGACAAAGATGCTGCAATTAAGCGATTTGCAGAAAATTTTAAACTATTACCTGAATGTGCATCTTCTCGTCTTGTTTTGGAAAACGATGACAAGCCGAGTCAATACGGAGTAACAGATCTTTATGAGATTTATAAATTATGTGGCACTCCAATTACATTTGACTTTTTCCATCATTTTTGTTATGAAGATTCTATGTCAGAAAAGAATGCATTGGAATTATGCGCAAAAACTTGGCCTAAAGACATTCGTCAATTATGTCACTATTCCTCTTCAAAAAAATTACATGAAGATAGTTCAGTAATATTAAGGGCACATGCAGATTACTTATATGAATATATCGAAACATACGGAATGGATCTAGACATTGAAATTGAAGCAAAGGCTAAAGAGTTAGCTTTACAAAAATATCACAAGGATTTTTCAATGATATATAGTTAAATAAATATATCACAACACAATGAAACATTTAATGTTATTTGAACAATTTTTAAGTGAAAAGGAAAACAAGGAAACTTCCAGAGCAAAATTAGAAAACGCTGACTTAAATAAATCTCTTGCCAAAAAGAGTAAAGAATCAGGCGTACCTATTGGAATCTTAAATGCCGTTATGCGAAGAGGAATGGGCGCATGGAATTCAAGCCACTATGAAGGAATGAGTCAAGAGGCATGGGGTCATGCTAGAGTAAATGCATTTTTAGAAAAAGGGGCAGGAACGTGGGGCAAGGCCGATGCTGATCTAGCCAAGGAAGTTAGAGATGGTGGTCATGATAAAAAATTGCCATATAAATCAGAAGATTAAAGACATTAGTTGAAAACATCCATATTGTCAAATCACATTAATGATTTTAAGACAAACTCTAAGAAATTTATTAGTGCATTGAAGCTTGAGGGTAAAGAAACCCAGGAAGCGTTTAAGATGTTATATAATCATATCATATATGATATAAAAATGAATGAACTCCAAAAGGAATGGGTTGGAAACCAATTCAAAGATGTTTTAAAAACAATAGGTCTTACTACAATAGCATTAATGCCAGGTGGAGTTATAGTTGCAATAATAATTAATGCGTTAAAGATTCAAAAACACGTCCTTCCTTCTAGTTTTGAATACTTGTCAAAAGATAAGGATATATAAATTCATATACTAATAATAAAAAAATTAAAAACTATGGCAAGTATTAAATCATTTGAAACCTTTATTTCTGAAATGGACAGAGCAGAGGAAATAGAAACTAAATTAACTTCAATGTCTGAACCTGACGATAAGGATTTTGAAGAGGCTGAAGAAGAGGCTGAAGAAGTACAAGAATCTGAAGAAAAAGTAACTCCAATTCAAGGAAAAGGAGATGGAATTAATCCAACTATTCCAGTTTCTGAGATGTTAGAAAAATGCTACGAGAGAGTAATGGAAGAGGCGCAGGCATGGGATAAAGATGCGCATGACGACCACACAGTAGAAACGTATATGGCTGAAAATGCTGCATTAGTTGCAAAAATGGGAGTTAATGCGCTTAACGAAATGAAAGGTGACATGGAAACAGAAGCATTTGAAGCATGTTTAAATAAAATGGCTGAAGCATACTCTAAAAAAATCAATGAATCTAAACAGGTAAAAGATGCAGTTGATGCCGAGGATGTAGAATAATCAACAAATAAACTAAATAAAAAGTCTATATATAATAATAAACATATAGACTTTTTTTATGCCTAAAATTCCGATCGAACATATATACATGCAGGTAGCCTATCAGTTTGCAAAACTTAGTTATGCAAACCGTAGAAAGGTTGGATGCGTTATTGTTAAAGACAAACAAGTAATTTCATTCGGGTACAATGGTACTCCACATGGATTTGAAAATGAATGTGAGTGTGTTGAAAGAACTGGTTGGGATTTTCCTGAACATGCTGAACTTCTTGAGGAAAATGGATGGACATTATCCGATGAAGCCGGATGCGCACATCGAATCGTAACAAAACGTGAAGTTCTGCATGCAGAATCAAATGCAATTATGAAAGTTGCAAAATCTACAATGAGCTGTGAAGGAGCAACTTTATATACAACAACATGTCCATGCTTTGATTGTGCGAAATTAATCATACAATCGGGAGTAAACGAAGTATATTATAGTGAAGATTATAGAGATATGAGTGGCGTTGAATTATTAAAAACTGCAAATATAAAGGTAAATCAAGTAAACGTCTGGAATGAGTATTAATAAAATAATAGTTCCAAATGCTGAGACACTTGCGAAATTTCTTAATGAGAATGGTAGTAAAGTATTCTATCATAGATATGTTAGAAAGGTAGATGTATTAATTGGAGATGACTGTGGAATGGATTTTATAGAAAGATTTGAAATTAAATACCATGAAAATGATAAAGAGTTCAATCAATTGGATTAAGAAACATTTTTCTAAAAAAGAATATAAATATGAAAATATACAAATAATGGAATTAGTGAAAGATACTGTTAAAACATATCAATGGAAGAAAGGCGAAAACTTCGGAAAGGTTGTAGAAGTAAAAAGTAGCGATATTAAATTTACATACTTTACAGATGGTTCTCAAATTTTTAATGAGGTATTAGGCGAATTTATGGAAGAAGTAGTTGATGGGAAATTACCGTTTCCAGGGGCAGACTCGTTAAATTTAATAGCAATGGGTGAAAAATCAACAAAAGAAATCAATGTTGACTCTCGTGATTCAATTCAGCATGCTACACACTGTATCAATAAACCATCTGAAATTTCTCCTTTGGAAGAACTAGTTGCTAAACTTTCTAAAAAAAATATTGAGCCTTTGCACACGGTCATTAATTTAAACATACCAAATAAGCAGATATTTAATATGTTAATTGAAAATGCAGATGAGGACAGAGAAAATCTTATAGATACAATTGCACAAGTTGCTGTTTCACAAATAGAGATAAATAAACTACAAGAATATTTAAGAGAAGAAGTAATAATGTTTATAAATAAATACTACAATGAGTAAAGGAACAACACCGTCTAGAAGACAACGCAGATCACAATTGGCAGCAATGGGTTACTTAAAAATTAAAAATATGTATAGCCCTTTAAATGGACCAGGTGAGGCATGGTATGATAAAACCAGAAATGATGGAAATCAGGCGCATGAGGCTTTTTTAAATAGAGTGCAAGATGATATTGAAAATCAATTACAAATTAAGGTAAATGGATTAAAAGAATCTTGGAAAGAACAAGGATATAACGATGCAGAAATAAAAATGCTAGAAGAGGCATGGATTCTTGTCAACATTAAAAATAAACTAACATATAAGGAAGATAAGAAAAAATCAGCGGATCTTCAAAAACAAGCAAGAGAATCTTTAAATGCAAGGTTAAATGCAAACAGTTAAAATAACATTAGCAGACAATGGTGTTATTAAAACTGTAATAGATGATAATATTAATTCTGCCGGAGAGGGTTTTGAATCAACGATGGTTTATGATTTTGAAATTCAATCTAATAAAATTAAATTTATTACCGAATTATGTGTTGATATTGGATTAACATTTGGTAATTCCAAAAATAAACGCCAAATACAAATTATCGAAGAATGGGGGGTTGATTACCTTCCAAGTGATAAAGAGAAATTGGAAAAAATAGAGAAGCTTGAAAAACAATTAAAATTGTTAAAGGCTTCTATAAAACAATAAATGAATAACTTAACAATTGAATGTGTATGGTGTCCATCGAGACGAGAATTTAATAAGTTTATAAAGGATATTGATAAAGTGTCAACTAAAGTGATTGACCATGCTTCAATAAAAAATAAACTTATTAAGGCAGATCCCTATGGTCAAGAGCCAAGTGATTCAGTTGTTGGATTAACAATAGTATCTGAAATTACACGACAACTTCATGTAGATAATACAGATGTTAGTCGTGTAATTTATCTATTTAAAAATCTTGAATTTGAAGTTGTAACAAATTTTAAAAGATTAATAGACTCTCAATCCACTAGAGAGCAAGTAATCATATTAACGATAATACATAATAATGTAAATGTAGATGCGAGAATCGCAAATTTATTTGAACATGTTAATATTATTAAAAAATGATTAGACATAAGCTATTTTCAAAAGGAGAACATATTCATGTATTAATTGCAAACAATAGGTATAACAATATTGTTTTTCCGGTTCGTGCTATTATTCATGATGTTGAGTTTAATGACAAAATGCCAAGATATCAAATTCGTATTACTAAATTTTATGATGATATTGACTTTTTAAAAAGATATATGTTCGATATGAAATTTGATAGAAATTTCGAAGGAGCTCTTACTACCTTTAAACTCTCTAGACAGAAATTTGCAACTGTTAAAGAATTTCAAAATTACATAGAATCCAAATGGGAAACTTATATGGTTGTTGTCGATTCAGTAATGTGTGTTAGAACATATGGAGAAGTAATCGAATTATATAACAGTATACAGGATTTTTTTATTGAAAAGACCATCAAGGATTTATATGAATTAACCACGCGAAACACATACTCTAAGGGTAGTTACTACTATGGAAGTAAAGGTGTGTTTCAGGCGCACATCAAGAAGTTTCTTGGTGATAGGGCAGACACTTCACCTGACTATTTTGACAAACTACTATTTAGACCTAAATCGATTGAACTTGATCGTTTGGCGTAAAATCAAAGACTTAGATATATAACAAAACAAATATATCTAAAATAGGAATGGCGGAAAATACCGAAAAAGGTTATTTTGAAAAACTAGCAGAATCTACTGCTGCAAAAACCAGATCAGGCTTTGAATATGCAAAAACAACAGGATTAGGCAAAGGATTTATTAGTGCAATAAAAAGTGTTACTGGATATAACGTAGATGGTGAGGATCCAACTAATACTCCGGGAAAAAGAAAACCCAAAGATAAAGGATTAAAATCTTTAAATAAACCGGATCAGACTAAAGCAAGATCTATGGTAACAGATTCATCTTTTTCTATTATCGACACTGAAAATTCTAAATACTATGTTGAAAACCATAAATCAGAATCATATGTATCTACAAAGGCGGGAAATGAAGAGGACAAAACAATAACTGTAGGGCCGAGACCATATTCTGCATTTAATAAATATTCATTAATTAATTATAGAGGCAATCCATTAGACATTAGTAAAAATGGACTCAAAACAGATTCAGGCAGATATAGAAAAATAGATCCGAATAGCTTGATTAATCCAACTGCCTCTCAGATTATCGAAATAACTGGAAACGTTGGAAATAATTATGCATATAGATATCAGTATTCAGATTTTGCATTGACTCGTTTTTTTGGAAAGATTCCCAATAGTTTACTTATAACACTACGTCGATTCGCGTATCCATGTACTGACGACATTATAACACCGAAGGGATTAGATAAAGCCGGCACAGGAATCGTAGAAATTCAACAACCTGATATTGCAAGGGCAGTTACATGGCTGGGAGAAACTCCAGGAAATCCACTTACCGAAATTTTAAAATTTTCGCATGGATTCAATTATAAAGATGCAAGTGCCGAGGCACAGGTGTTACAATCACAGAAGGGCGCTTCCAGTGGAACATTTGGCGGTATCGTTGAAAGTAATATGTTTCTTTCGGCTGCAGCAAACGCAGCATCAGGCAGAGATGCAGTCTCTGCAAACGCAAATAAACAAAATGCAGGATTTGACGCATTTTCAAATACATATCCAAACCATGTATTTGGGCCATTAAACGTGATAAAGGACATGGTGGTTAGAGACTCTGGTCTTAAATTTGAACAGGCATTTACCTTAAAATTTGAATATGAACTCAAAAGCTTTGAAGGAGTAAATCCCAAGATAATGATGCTCGACCAACTTGCAAATTTACTAGCGCTTACATATAATAATGCTCCATTTTGGGGAGGTAGCGTTCGATATATCAGTGATGGATCTGTTGCTAAACCATTAGGAGATCTTGGAAAACTTAGGGCAGGTGATTATGGAGGATTCTTAGGTTCTATTGTGAGCGATATGGGAAATGCCTTTAAAGGTGTTTTAGATCCTGCAAATTATAAAAATCTTGCAAATAACAAATTTTTAAATAATCTAATAGGAGGACAACTAATGGACCTGTTTAATACACCACAAGGAGGACAGGCCGTTCAATCTTTATTGACAGGAGACCCTACCGGGCAATGGCACTTAACTATTGGAAATCCATTAAATCCTATTGCTGTAATCGGAAATCTTGTAATGGAAGATTGTGAAATTACATTTGAAGGTGCAAATACTATTCATGACTTTCCTGAACGAATGGTAGCTACTATTAAATTAAAACCAGGTAGGCCTAGGGATAAAGCAGAAATTGAATCAATGTTTAATACAGGTAGAGGAAGATTTTATGTACAGCCAGATGATGTTGCAGATATTAACAAAACAGTTGATGTGAGTGCATATGGAAATAAGGACGTTGGAAAACCAAGTAAGGATTCTTTTGTCAATGTATTTAGAAAATTAAGTAACGGATAATGAAATTTACAACATTAGAAAAAAAGAAACTTTCAGCAGATAATACTAAAGTTATTATGACAGAACCTACTGTAGTATTTTCTACATTAACGGAAACTGTCGCGGAACATATTGTGACAGAATATGAGATTGGTAGAATAGATTTAATTTCATTAAAATATTATAGTGATGCAAACTATTGTGACTACATATTAAAATGGAATAATATATCAAATCCATTTTCAATAAACGTTGGAGATGTTTTGCTTATTCCTCAGAATATGTCAGTTCTTAATATTGTCAAACCTATTAAATTTGTTGAACGTTCAATTAATGAACCTTCAATTAGGGATCAGTTCATTGACACTAAAAGACTTCCAGTTAAGGACGCTAAAAGAATTGAATATTTACAAAGAAAGGCTGCACAGAAGGCAAATGGATCAAGACAAATATTACCGCCGAACGTTCTTAAGGAGGGTGAAAATCACATTGCAATAGGAAACGGTACAATTACTATCTAATAAAAGCATGGCATCAATAAATAATCACATACTTACAATAACGGAACCTACTATTAAGACCGATAAATTGTTATTCGAATCATTTGGTGAAAATGAAGGAAACGATAAGTCTATATTAAGTAAAGGCATGCTTCTTGTTGTAATGATAAATCGATATGAATTTTCAATGGATGACATTGCTAAAATGAATTTAGATTGCACCGGAACTCTTCCTATTATTGAACTTACTCTTATCGATAACAGGGGACAGTTTAGCGTTGATACCTTTCCAAGGGATGGAGATGTTATTAATTTAAGAATGGGTACTCTCGATAAAACATCATATAAAGAAATCAGAATGGATTTCGATATTGTATATGTAGAAACTCCCAATCAAAGGGCTTCAATTAAAGGAGGTAAATATGTATTGATGGGAAGGGTTAAAATCCCAGGACTATACTCTGAAGATTGTAAATCATATGGAGTAGGTACTTCATTAGAACATATCGAAAAAATCGCGAATGACCTGAAATTAGGAGTGGCAACAAATATAGATTTTGCAGATGATTCTATGAATTTGGTAGTGCCGTTTAATTCAATGTATGATACTCTAGAGGATCTTGTGAGACATTCGTATATAGATGATGACAGTTTTCAAACCTTTAGTATTGACCCATATTATTATTTAAATTATGTGAATTTAAATAAATTGCTTGATTCTGAAGAAACCCTAGAAGACGCTAAAATTGCGTTTAATATGGATTTAGCTGACATGTCTTCTACTGGGGTTGGAGATTCACCAAATCAGGCAGAACTTCCATTGGTTCTTTCAAATCATAAAAGAGATAATGGAACAAATCGATTTATTGTTTCACAATCATTAAAGAATAAGGCAGGCGCTACTGCGAAAAAGAATGGATATAAGCGCGTTTTACAATACTATGAAAATGATTCGGATGAAGGACTTGTTTCACATGACATAGAACCACTTGCAAGTAAAAAAATGAAAGACATTGAAGAACCTTTAAAGGGTAGGAGAGATGAGAATAGATACAAAAATGAAATAAAATATAAATATGTAGGTAGAAAATCAGGTGACCCTGAAACTTCAAATACACATTTAAATTATGAGTATGCTGCAATTGCAAATTCACAAAACATGGACGAGGTTAAAAAGATGTCACTCGATATTGAGCTATTGACATTTAATCCTGCAATCCATAGATACCATAAAATTCCCATTGTTATTTATACTAATAATAGAGATATAATGAAAGCGGATCAAATTCTTAAAGATAAAAAGACTAAGGATGGGTTTGATGCTGAAAAAATCGAAGATTCATATTTATCGGATCCTTCAGTATATGTTGTAGACGAATTTTTAACTGGTTATTATGTGGTTGGAGGAATTCAATATACATATAAAGCAGGTGACGATAGTGTTGGCCAAAAAATAAATTTACTCAGACGAGAGTGGCCAAGTAGGGTCAATAACATAGACGAAGACACTGTTGCTCCTGCAACAAAACCCAAAGAAGTACCGCCAGCCCCTCCAGTTACTCCAGCCCCTGTTCCAGTTCCTCCTGCGCCTCCATCGACAGAACAGGTTGAAGAACCTACTATAGTACCAGAAGCTTCTGATTATTCATATGAGATTGTGAGAAGAGGTCCTTTTAGACAGATAAAGGTATATAAGAAAGGTACTTTGATATTTACAGGAAATGAATTAATAGGAGCAACTGATGATGATTTAAAAAGAACTGCAATTTTAGGATTGCAAGATAACAATCCAGGGGTTGAGAAAATGCAAAAGCAATAAATAAAGATAAATAATACATGTCAGATTTTAAAAACATATCGGATTTCCGTAAAGGCTCAATTAAAAAATATCCATATCAGGATCCTACATACTTGTCCTTTGCAATATTGTTTGACGTATTTAATCCAGAACTTTCACCTTTACTTGCTGGTCCTGCTGAAGAATATTTAAAAAAATTAGCGGAGTCACCTGATGGTAAAGATACATTTTACAAAGATGCATACTCGAGTTTTGTTGCATTTAAAAATGCGCTGCTAACAATTAATAATGAAATGCCATGGTATTGGCAATCATTAAAAGGACTTGAAAGGCTTTTTCAAAGAGATCCAACTGAACCTTATTTCGGGGGAGATGATGCAAAAATAGAAATTGAAACATTAGAATCATTAAACTTGCCAATCGC